CTCCTGCGGCTAACGCCCTCGCTCCGTTGGCGGAAGGCGCCGTACGTGGCGCCGTTAAAACGCTCACTGAGACGCTTCCGCAAGTCGTAAGCGGATCGGCTCAGGGCGCCGCCCAACTCACCCAGGACATGAAGGACAATCCCAAAGTCGTCGGCGAGTTCCTCAAGGACATGACGCCCGACTGGATTCGCAAAGCCGGAGAGCAAGTAGGATCCTCTGCATCCCGGATCCGCGAAATCATCACCCGTCAACCTAAAGCCGACGCACCCTCGCCCGCAAAAAAAGGTAGGGCCTTGGACTACTACGATCTGACGCCCTCGGAGAAGCGTCAGTTCGACGACCAAGGCGCCACCATCGAAGATATTCTTCGCCGGCGCAAACTCGAAGCTGCTGGCTTCGGTCGCGCTCGTTAAATCAATCGCGAGAGGCGAGCACGTAGTGCGAACCCGAACGCGAAACACAAACACCCACTAAGGACTCAACCATGAAAAAAGAAAATGCTACGGCAACAACCTCCCCTCCCTCCCCTCAAATCACGAAGCCGTACCGCACTGCCTACTCAACCGAGAGAGTCCGTGTGCAACTTCACTTCCCGGCCTCAGGCCGCACCAAGCAATCCTTCAAAGACGAGTGCGACATCAACCTCATCATGAAGCGCTTCGAAAAAACCGGAATCCTTCCGGAAACTCAACAACGCGTTGAGCAATACCTCGACGCGTCGGAGTTCGACTTTCAGGCGTCGATGGAGTACGTGGCGAATGCCAAATCCATGTTCGAACAAATCCCGGCAAAAATCCGGGATCAGTTCGACAACAACCCCGCGAAATTCGTCGAATTTTGCGAAAATCCCAAAAACCTTCCAGAACTCACCCAAATGGGCCTAGCGACGAAGCGGCCCGCTCAGGCTACCCCCGTAGCCACCCCCCCTCCACCGACGCAACCTACCCCCCTTCCCGTCGTTCCTAGCCCGGCTCCAAAAGCCGATCCCGCAACTGCACCCTCTTGACGTTGCCCAGACCAGTTATATACTTGATGTAACTGGTCTAGGTGACACCAAGTCACCAAACCCATGAATCTACAGAACTTTCTGTTCTTCATTCTCCTCCTCATCCCAACCCTGAAAGGACCACCCCATGAAACGCGCCAAAATGTCCAGCCGGACGTCCGCCAAATCCTTCGCCCGGGGCACGAATGTGCACCAAAAAAACCGCCAAACCGGGAACCCGATGCGCGGCGGGATTCGGCTCTAAATCCCGATGACCTGCTACTCACCGCTGAGTGGGTATCGGGCGACAACGACCAATGCGAAAACGGGTAAGCGCTCTATCGTTTTCAACACCAACGACGGTTTCCGGGATCTCCCGGTCACCGTCGCGTGTGGTCAGTGCATCGGCTGCCGTCTGGACCGTTCCGCACAATGGGCAACACGTGCCGTGCACGAGCTCCAGCTACATGAGCGCGCATGCTTCGTAACTCTTACCTACGCGGACTCCGCTCTGCCTCCCGGCGGAACGCTCGTTCGCGAACACCTGCAGCTGTTCATGAAACGCCTCCGGCGCAGGTTCCCCCAACGCATCCGCTTCTTCTCATGTGGCGAGTATGGCGAAACGACTAAGCGACCCCACTACCACGCAATTCTCTACGGAGTGGACTTCACCGAGGATCGCGAACCGCTATCCCGATCCGACGTGCACACGCTCTACCGTTCGCAACTTCTCGACGACCTCTGGTCGCACGGCCACTGCTCCATCGGCACTGTCACGTTCGACTCTGCCGCCTACGTCGCCCGCTACACCGTCAAAAAAATCACCGGAGATGCCGCGGAGGCCCACTATCTTTCCGTGGACCTTTCAACCGGTGAAATCATTAACCGCACGCCCGAGTTCATCGGCATGTCGCTCCGCCCTGCGATCGGCGCCGATTGGTACGAAAGGTTCGCCTGTGATGTATACCCCCGAGACGAAGTCGCCCTATCCGGCCGGCTCGTCAAGCCCCCCAAGTTCTACGACAAGCAACTCGAAAAGGAGGATCCGGACACTCTACGAAAACTTAAAATTGCACGACGCCGTCGCGCTTCTCGAAGGGCGGCTGACAACACCCCTGCGCGATTGGCTACGCGAGCGCAAGTAGCCACACTCAAACTTCAACAAAAGAAAAGGATTTTCTAGTGCAACTCTTCATTTATTCCGTCTTCGACACCAAGGCTCAAAAATTCGGTGTTCCGTTCTTCCAACAAAACGATGTCATTGCCGTGCGCTCGTTCACCCGCGCCGTCAACGATCCTTCAACCGATCTCAACGCTTTCCCGTCCGACTTCGCTCTTTACAACCTCGGCGAGTTCGACGACCAAACCGCTTCCCTGCAAGTCAACCCCCAGCCGCAGCTCGTCTGCTCGGCTCTCAACGTGAAGGAAAAGTAGCCATGCATCGCAATCCCTCTGTAATGGGGCACACCTTTGCCCAAGTCCCCAAGGTCGACATCCAACGCAGTTCCTTCGACCGTTCCCACGGGCACAAAACCACACTCGACTCTGCCGGTGTTCTCTATCCGATCTTCGTCGACGAGGCCCTGCCCGGGGACACGTTCAACATGAACATGACGGCGTTCGCCCGTCTCGCTACGCCGATTTTCCCGATCATGGACAATATGTTCATGGACACGCAGTTCTTCGCCGTCCCGATCCGGCTGGTCTGGGACAACTGGCAAAAGTTCAACGGCGAACAAATCGACCCCGGCGACTCAACCGATTTCCTCGTCCCTCAAATGACGGCGCCCGCTGGCGGCTACGCCCCCTTGTCGATCCACGACTACATGGGCCTCCCTGTCGGCGTCGATGGCGTTAAGAACTCCTGCCTCTGGCATCGCTGTGTGAATCTGATCTGGAATCAGTGGTACAGGGACCAAAACATGCAGGACTCCGTCGTCGTCAAGCGTGACGACGGTCCCGACGATCCTGCGCTCTACACCCTCCTCCGCCGCGGCAAGCGCCATGACTATTTCACCTCGGCGCTCCCGTTCCCCCAGAAAGGGAACGCGGTCAGTATCCCGCTCGGCGGCAACGCGCCGATCACCGGCCTCGGCAAGCTGAACCAGAACTATCCGAACGCCAACGTCAACGTCTACGAGAGCGGCGCCTCGTCCACCGTCACGTATCCGAACGCCGGCCTCTTCAATGGCGGCGGTTCCAACGACGCTGCGCTCTACGTCAAAGGCTCTGCCGCTACTGGCGGCGAGCTTGAGCTCTACGCCGATCTGTCGCAGGCCACTGCGGCGACGATCAACTCTCTGCGCCAAGCAGTCGCCATTCAACAGCTGTACGAGAAAGACGCCAGGGGCGGAACCCGCTACACGGAAATCCTAAAAAATCACTGGAAAGTTGTCAGCGACGACGCCCGTCTCCAGCGTCCGGAATTCTTAGGGGGGGGCTCTGTCCCCGTGAACATCTCGCCGATTCCGCAATCGTCCGGATCGGGCGCCTACACGCCTACCCCTCAAGGCAACCTTGCGGCAATGGGTACTGCGCTCGCCAAAGGTCATGGCTTCTCCAAGTCCTTCACCGAGCACTGCCTCATCATCGGCTTCATCAGCGTCCGCGCCGATCTCACGTACCAGCAAGGCCTCAACCGCATGTGGTCTCGCCGCACGCGTTTCGATTTCTACTGGCCTTCGCTCGCCAACATTGGCGAACAAGCGGTGCTGCAGAAGGAAATCTTTGCCGACGGCATCCCCGCTAACGACGATAAGGTCTTCGGGTACCAAGAGCGCTATGCAGAGTACAGGTACAAACCGTCGCTCATCACCGGGCAAATGCGGTCGTCGTATCCGCAATCGCTTGACGCGTGGCATCTCTCGCAAGACTTCGCCACCGCGCCGGTCCTCGACGCCGCGTTCATCGAGGAAAACCCGCCCGTTGATCGCGTCATCGCTGTTCCGAGTGAACCGCAGTTCCTGCTGGATACGTACTTCCGGCTGCGGTGCGCCCGTGCAATGCCGCTCTACGGCGTCCCGGGCCTCCTCCGCTTCTAGTCAACTCCGGCCCCTTCGGGGGCCGGTTTGTTTCCAATCAGGAGATAACAAACATGCTCTCTCTTCACAAACAACGGGGGTTCATCGGTATCGGGAACCTCATCTCTGCCGGCCTTTCTCTGGCCGGCGGATTCTTCAACAATCGGAGCAATGCGAAAAATGCTCAGGATCAAATGGACTTCCAAGAACGCATGTCGTCAACTTCCCACCAACGTGAAGTTGCTGACCTCAAGGCCGCTGGCCTTAATCCGATCCTGTCCGGGACTGGCGGCATGGGCGCCAGTTCGCCCGGTGGCGCCAATTGGATCGCGCAGGACCTTATCGCGACCGCAATGGAAGGCGCCCGCAAAAACTCCGAAACGGAGAAACGCCGTCAGGACTACCGGATGGATGAACCGCAAGCCAAGCTTGCCGACGTCGCGTCGGCTGCCGCGGCTCCTGCGGCTAACGCCCTCGCTCCGTTGGCGGAAGGCGCCGTACGTGGCGCCGTTAAAACGCTCACTGAGACGCTTCCGCAAGTCGTAAGCGGATCGGCTCAGGGCGCCGCCCAACTCAC